ATGTATTTGGTAATAGTAATATAGTGTTCCATAGTGTTGAGCCTGTTACCATTAACAACTTAACCAATAACATCTATTATGACCTGGAAGCAGATGCAGCTCCGGCTACTATACTTGGCAATGATTACACAGTGGGAACCAATACTGGTAACACTACTGTTGACCCTGACATCCGTAAGACTGACCAGTATGGCTTGCAAGATGATTTCGGTTTAATCGTTACTTCTGATATACCTGAGATAGTCAAGAATATCCGAAACAAGTATAAAGGATTTACTGACTTGGCACTGACTGATAGTATCGGCCATGCTACGAAAGAAATTTTAGGATAAGTCAGTATCCACTAACCATAATATAGAATCCTCTTAGTTGAGGATTTTTTGTATGTGGAGTATGATGTAAGCTTTATAACAATCAAGGATACTAACTCATGTCAGAGATATTAGATTTAGACTTCGATGACGACGAAGACTTTAATTTCGAATTTGAGAAGGCACCTACTGTATTGGAACATTTAGCTAAGGTATCGTATGGGGCAGATAGCTGCTACGTGCCTTCACAATTTGCCGTACAGTTCGTTGACTTCATTAAACAGGTGAATGGTCAGGGCGGTGAATCTCACAAATCCCCAGTAGTTCACTATAAGATGTTGGATACCATTTCAACAGGTGAAGAAAAAATTATTAATATGTGCCATCGTGGTATGGCTAAAACGACCGTGATGGGCGAGTACTTATATCTATACATTGCTGTGTATAATGAGATACCCGGCTTCGGTGACGTTGACCTTTGCTTGTACGTGTCGGATAGCATCGAGAATGGTGTTAAGAATATGCGGAAGAATTTAGAACATCGGTGGGAAAACTCAGATTTCCTACAATTCTACTTGCCTAAGAAAGGCGTGAAGTTCACCGACGTTCGTTGGGAGTTCACTAACCTAGATGGTAAGAAGACTATTGTGAAAGGGTACGGAGCCAAGACAGGTGTTCGTGGTGCTAAAGAAATGGGTAAGCGCCCACAACTAGCAGTACTGGATGATTTGGTTTCAGATGAAGATGCACGGTCAGCTACAGTTATTGAGGCTATCGAAGCCACGGTAAACAAAGCGGTTAACTTCGCACTCGACCCAGACCACAACATGACCATTTGGTCAGGTACTCCCTTTAATGCGCGTGACCCTCTATACAAGGCGGTTGAATCAGGTGCATGGGCAGTTAACGTATTCCCAATCTGTGAGCGGTTCCCTTGTAAGCGAGCTGACTTTCATGGTTCATGGGAAGACCGGTTTACCTACGACTACGTTCTTAAACAATATAAGTTCGCTGCACGTCAAGGTAAAGTAAAAGATTTCAATCAGGAGTTAATGCTAAGTATTATGAGCGATGAAGATAGACTTATTCAAGACAGTGAAATTAAATGGTACGAACGTAAATTGCTTATGCGTAAACGTGAGTATTACAATTTCTACATAACAACAGATTTCGCCACCAGCGAAGCACAGGCTGCAGATTTCAGCGTTATATCAGTATGGGCATACAATGCTAATGGTGATTGGTTCTGGGTAGATGGCTGCGTTGAGCGTCAGGACATGGGCAAGAATATTGATAAACTATTCGACCTATGCCAGAAGTATAAACCTCAGCAAGTAGGTGTCGAAGTATCAGGCCAACAAAAAGGCTTCATCCCGTGGATACAACGTGAGATGATTAACCGTAATCAATTCTTCGTACTAGCTTCGGAGAATAACAAAGGTGCTCCAGGGATTAGACCGGTAACAGATAAAATGGTAAGATTCAATGTTATTGTTCCACAATTCAAGCTAGGTAAGATATACTACCCTACAGAGCTAAGAGCTGACCCAAGAGTGGTCGAGCATGTAGCGGAACTAAGCCTAGCTTCACCAAGTGGATTCCGTTCAGTTAAAGATGATTGTATTGATACGATTTCAATGCTCACTGCACTTACTCCATGGAAACCATCCGTTGAAATTGAGAAGGTCTATAACCACAGCACAGACTTGTGGGAAGACGAAGATGACGACGAAGACGATTCACCATACGCATCATATGTAGTATAAGGAAACATCATGACATTAGACGAACTTTTAGTAATACTTGCTTACGGGGAATTAGCTGGCACAGCCAACGTCGATAATGACGACGACCTAATTCCACCTGAGAAGTATCCGAAAGTCATAAGCTATATCAACAGGGGCTTGGCACAATTGCACACCCTGTTCTTATTGAAGGAAGACATTGTTACTGTTAGACACTTGCCTAACAAAACTACTTACTTCTTGCACAGTGACTTTTCAGACGAGAGTGGCAACGCTAACCCATATATCTCTGATTCACCATTCAAACCATTCACGGATAATATCCTAATGATTGAATATATAAATGACGAGTTGGGTGAGCCAGTAGTAATCAATGATTACGAAGACCCACTATCCTATTTCACACCGGGACATAAGAATGTAGAGGTTAATGTTGTTAACCCTGACACAGTGTTCCATGTAATCTACCGAGCTAACCATGACAAGCTGGACTTAAATCCTGCTGACCCTACGTTAGTACGAGTTGAGATTCCAGAAAATTTCGTGGATGCTCTCTGCTATTATGTAGCATCGAAAGCGCACGCAAGTATTAACTCCTCTGATAGCCGTAAAGCGTCAGTGTTATTACATCAACAATTCATGCAAGAGATTGCGTTGCTCAAAGCAAACGGTCAAGGCACATTGAATTTTAATCCATTACCAGAAGACGTGAGGAAACGAGGATGGCTTTAAGCAAACAAGATGCTCAGGACTATATCAAAAAGTATATTGATTCTGACTTCGACCATGTATTCACATGTTCGACTAACATACAGGCTATTATAGACGTAGCACTTAACTTAGGCCCAATCGGTAATGCAGTAGATGCAGCCGACCGCGCAGAAGCGGCAGCGGATGGCGCGGAAGGCGCTGTTGCAGGAGTATTAGAAGATGTCATTGCTGGTACCGGTATTACCATCGACAAGAATGATACTCGTAACCCAATCTTAAATGTGACTGAGGTTACTCCTTCTACTATTGGTTTAAATAACGTAGACAATACTTCTGACTTAGATAAGCAGGTAGCTACTCTAGCCGCTGCTGATGCCAATGACGTTGGCTTAGGCAATGTGGACAACACTGCTGATTCAGCTAAACCTGTCAGTACAGCGCAGCAGAATGCCCTAGACTTGAAGGAACCAATCATCTCTAAAGATACTGCGTTCAACAAAGCGTTTGGTACTAATGCTGGTCAGGTTGCCGAAGGTAATCATACTCACTCAGGCGGTGTAGGCGATTTAGACCAAGTAGACAATACATCTGATATGGACAAACCTTTGTCTAATGAGTCTATTGCTGCTTTAGCTCTAAAGGCTGACGCTACTCAAGTGTTAACAGATGTTCCTGCTGGTGCATTGTTCACAGACACTAACACCATCTATGTGCATCCTACTGATGACGGCAATAAACATATTCCTGCTGACTTAGGTGCGGAAGCTGGTAAGGTACTTACTGCAACTAGCACTGCTGGTCTATACTCATGGGAGGCACTTATTCCTCCAACTGGTGTAGTCAATATTAACTTAGGCACATTCCTTCAAGGCGTACTGTCAGATTCTGAAAAGCTATTCACATTTGTAGCTACAGAGGAATTCACATTACCAGAAGACTTGACTGGTTCATTGGCATATGCTGAGGTTGCTCCTACAGGCGCAGCAACGATTACCATATTAGTCAATGCAGTTAGTAAAGGAAGCGTTAATATCGCTTTAGGTGCTAATGCAGCTACCTTTACGTTCGCTTCACCAGTAGTAGTTGCAGTCGGTGACCGATTACAATTAGTTGCACAAGCTACAGCAGATGCTACACTAGCTGACATTGCTATTACTTTAAGAGGAAACTTATAATGGCTATTTTTAAAACAGAAGGCTTTGACACAGCCGACACCGTACAAGATTTATTAGACCGGGGTTGGAAATATGCGGAGGGTACTATTAATGCTACCGGAAGCAAATGGGGAGGCCGTTGCTTAGACTTCGGCTCTTCTAGTGCTTCGACATTAATTGGTTTGGATTTCCCTACCTCAGTTACCGCTAATGCGTATATCTCAGTA